AACAGGATGAGTAGGATTATCTACATCTGGAAAGCCTCCTGAAGACGGACTATAGGTCTCGATGTCAAGGTATACTACCTTAAGTGGATTATTAGAGAATTCCTTATCTTCATTCTTAGTCCAGAAGGTATCAATAAGATACTGCTGAGCAGCAGGTAGGTTTTCGTAAACTCTCTTTATCTTTGACTCGGTAATAAATTTGTAACGCTCGTAGCTGTTATTAAAGATCTTCTTTTTGATCTTACCACCGTAGATTGATACCTTCTCACCTTTAGGATCATCTATATATAAGTATGGACTATGAGATACAGAGTAAGTTACTCTCTTACCGCTTTCATCCCAGGTAAAGAGGTTAATACAACGCTCTTTACTATTATAAACTGCATTACGATACATCTAAATACATTATAATGTAGTTCGATATGAATTCAATCGTATCTTATGAATTCCATTTCTTTAAATACTTACGGTCAGGAGAGTTAAACGGAGTGCTTAATGCTTCAATATGGCATCCGATATTTTCGTCATTTTCCATTAAGCGGGTAACACCATAATCTCTCAACAATTCAATATTTTCCTTATACTGTTTCCTATTCTTATAATTCAATATAGCGTCGAGCTTATATTTAAGATTCTCTGCAGTTGTAAACTTAAGGCTTTCAGGAGCTGTACTATATGTTGGTAAGTCCTGACACAAGCAGGGAATACCTAATATAGCAGCCTCAACAAACTTAATATCAGATTTAGATTTATTAAAACTATTGTCCTGGAGAGGTGCTATCATAACCTGTGCATTAAGATCAGATATAAGTTTAGGATATTTTAGTAGGTTTTGCCATGGATGAAATTCTATCTCTCTTGACTGTACGTATTTTAATAATGGAGGAGGAAAAGCACCGACAAACACCCATTGATATTGGTGTCTGGTGTCAATAATTAGCTGAAGAACGTGTTCGAAGTCGTCCTTACCACCTACCTTATTATCTACATCATAATGCGCACCTGAGCCTGTATACAATACACGTGGTCTTTTAGTATTATTCTCATATGACTCAATATTCTTACGTCTATTGTATAGATGACCGAGCCAAAAGTTTGGTACAAAGTTAGGTACTACAGTAATTTCTTTCTTACCTGTACGTTCCTGATACAGTTCCTTCATATACTTACAGGTAACTGTAACCTCATCACACATGTTGATGATATCAATACAATTCTGACGAATACCGCCGCCTACGAACGCGGTTTTAAATTTATTATAATCAGGAATATCTTCTTCGAAGACAACATCATCTACTTCATAGATAAGTTTAAACCCGTGCTCTTTTTGCAGGCTTTTTAAAAAGACAACAAAGTCTCTTTGTGCTTTACTAGCTTGTCGTTGTATTTTAATACACTTAAGTCCTTGATACCACCTAGGATCAAATACCATGCTTGTAAGTGATGTAGAGCAACCATCACCTCTAATATTTATTAGTTGTTCAGGCCAGAGAACTCTCCAGTGACCACACCCGCTATAATCACCAAGGTAATTTACATAACGCGGAAGCGACATTTCGGAAGGTGTTATTTTAGACTTACTTTCTAATTTAAAAGGAGCTGGTACTGATTGCCTCGCGAACGGTGAGGTAAAAGGGCTCACAAATGGCGACGGCGGTGTGTATAGCATAGTATATATTATACTATCTCTAGTAATACTCCATTACTTTTTTAATTAAAGTTATTCGAACTCATCATACGGTATACGAGTAGTTACTCCGTTAAGTTTTTGTAACAGAATAACATCACCTGTAACTGCTTTAATAGACTCCTTACGGTGGGAGATAATTATATTTGCTTCATTAAGCTCTTCAACCCGCTCCTTAAGAATATTAGTAATCAGCTCTATACCTTTTTCGTCAAACGATGAATCAAATAACTCATCATATATTGCAATATTATATCGTACACCGCCTTGCATTCTTCTTAAGTCCGAAAAGGTAAATAAGCATGCTAAATCAATAGCTTTCCTCTCTGCTCCAGAGAAGTTAAAGTAAGAACAAACTTTATTTTTTTCGTTTAATATCTCTTCTTCGAAGTACTCGTTAAAAATACATATACAATTTGAATCCAACTTTTGTAAATAGTGTAGTAACCGACTATTAAGAATTTCTAATAGCTTATTAACAATATACGACTTAACTCCCTCTTCACTAATAATATACTTTACAATATCAAGTTTATTAAGGTTAGCGGTTTGATGCTCACACTCCGTAGTAATTATATTAATTCTCTCTTGTGTTTCGTTTATGAGGTTATCAAAAGTAGTATCACAATTCTCGATAGCTAATAAATCAGCATCTAATTCCTCAAGCCACTTAGTAAGTTGCTCTAAACGTTGCTGTTTATTTAACTTATCTACTTGTTGTAGTTTGTAGTTGTTAATACTATTGGTAAGCGAGGATATTCTATTCTTAATAAGCAGTTTTTTAGTAGTGTAACCTTCTAGGCTAGACGCTTTTGATTTAACAAAGGTACCTAACTGTATAATTTCTTCTTTTAGTTTATTTTTTTCTTCTTTGATATAAGCTAGATCGTGCTCTTCAATACTTCTAAGACACACAGCGCACTTCTGATCAGATGTACCAATCTTCTGATAAACACCTTGCATATCGTTAATTTTTTGTCTACTTACAGCTATATCGGCATTTATAGTAGATATAAAGTTGTCACACTTTTCTATACCTTTTTCATACTCATTTATATTACTTTTTATTTTTTCAACATCTACAGTAGTCAGGCTATCGATATATTTGGTCAGTTCTTCAATCTCTACTAGATTGTTTGTTCTACGAGTTAAATACAAAGCTTGTTTTTCTTTACGACTTCTAAGAGTTTGTTCTTGCTGCTGTTTGTAGCTATTGTAGGTATTTGTTATCTCGGTTAGTTTGACTTGTGAGCTATCATTATCTTTTTTAAGATCATTATACTCTGAACGTAGACGTGATGACATTTCACTAAACACTTCCAACCCGAAAATATCCTCGATAAACTTTCGTTTATCGACTTTACTCTTTGCCATAAACGGAACTGCATTATTAACTGTCATAATAACACAGTTCTCAAAGATAGCTGGAGAAGCACTTATAGTATTACAGATATGTTTTGTAGTATTAGCAGTACTATCAAGTGTTATATCTACTCCATCTTCGAATAGCTGTATTTTAGTAGGGTTTAAATATCTAATTACAGTGTAACTTTTAGTAGAGTTAGGAGTAATGACTTCGAAGTCTAGTTCAACTTGAGTTTTACCTCCAGTAACATTATTAGGTATGAGGTCTTTCTTAATACCTCTTAAGGTTTCACCGAAAATTGCAAAGTATACAATTTCTGCAACACACGACTTACCTACACCATTTCTTCTATCAGGCTTATCCCTATTGTTGCCTGTTATAACATGTAACCCTTTGGTAAAGTTAACTGTAATTGCTTCTTCACCTATTGAAAGGAAGTTCTTAGCTGCAATTCTTTTAAAGTTGACGTATTTCATTATGAGCACTTACGGTATAACTCTACCGTATAATCTATTATATCCTTCTTATTAACAATATCTAGTAAATTAATAAAATCTACAATCGCTTGACTAACATCAATGCCTGATAGATCTTCTTTTTGTTTTGTTTCATCAAGAATTCTATTAAAATTGATATCATAATCTATAGTAATACTTTCTGGCTTAAGTAGGGTGAGTTTATTGATGAGAATAGTCATGTCTTCCTGACATATATTCTTATCTACCTTTAACTTAATAATATTATTAGCAACTACCTGCTTTATACGAGGAGTTAAGGAGCCCTCGTATACTAACTCGCTTAGACTAATTTTTTCATAAAGTGGTGATATTGTATTTTCAATAAAATCATAATCACCAGTCTCAATATCTAATATATGGTAACCTTTTGTGTTACTAGCATCGCCGAAATCCATTTGGAATGGATTACCTACATATAATATAGTACCTGCACCGTATACTTTTTCATGACGAGTGTGAAAGTGACCAGTAAGTGTTAGTTTCGACTTAGATAATATATCCTTTACCTTTATACCTTCTTCACATATCTTAGTATTATTAATTTTAAAGGTCTCTACCTCAAAATGACCAAATATAATATCACTTTTAGGAATATCTGATACAACAGTATTCCATGGACAGAAAGATATAACCTTATCAAACCACTCTACTGTAGTTAGTTTATCGTAGATTGTTATATTTTTACGATTCTTAAAAATAGATAAGGATGTTACATCAGTTCTATGTTTAAAATACATATCATGGTTGCCTGGTATTGCGAATATATTAAATTCCTGCAATATATCTAGTATATCAGCTGATATCTGAAGTGTATTAACAGATATCTCACTTCTATTATGATGCCAGTCACCGCAGAATACAATATCCTTAATATGGTGTTTTCTTAATTCAGCTTTAAACCAATTAGCCCAGTTAAGAGCTATATTATGCCAAATCGCACTGTTAGAGTGTACTCCAAGGTGTAAATCGGAGATAACTGCTATTTTAGGCTTCTTCGCTGTTGTATCCATCGTAATAATCAGAATCTACAGGCTTTACATATATTGAATGACCGGAGCTCGCGGATGAATCAATCATATTATCTTCATATACTCTCTCTCTATAGTTTTTGAGAGTTTCATGATGCCTTTTTTCCTTTTTAATGCGATTAATAAATGCGTGAAACGCTATAGTGGTAAAGTAGGAGAATGGATTAGAGTTAGCATCAAAATTATACTTTTTAAATTTTAATGCGCTATACATTTTAATTAAAGCATCTCCTATCATTTCCTCCTTATACGAGTAATTTATAAATGATGGATTGTAACTTAGACCGTATGCTATTTTTTTTATATTATCAGCAAGATCGTTAGTCAGTACATCACTCTCATAATATGCCTGTAAAGAGTCTTTAAACTCTTTAGGTATAACGTAAAATTCTTTAACCGCCTTAGCCATACCTAATAATAGTGTTTAACGTAAATTAATCAAGGCTGTATTACATTTTTAATAGTGAATACTATCTGTTCTTTTTTGTATATGTCTTGTCTCTTTAAACAGTGTGCCTTACCATACTTTAGATTATCACATATATCTATAACTGTCAATTTACTCTTACTTTCATGCTGTCTCAGACCTCGTCCAATCGATTGAACTGTACGTACAAACGATTTACCACCTGCAGCAAATATAATATTATGTAGGTTCTTAATATTTACACCGGTTGAGAATATAGCGCTAATAGCTATGCATATGATATCACTATTACCTTCCATTAAAGCTTTAATTTTATCTCGTTCGATAATATCTACCTCTCCTCTGATGTAATACACTCTCTTATTAGGTATGTTGCTAAGACATTCTAATAATACCTCTCCGTGTTCTATATGATTAACTAAAACTAGAGTATTATGACTTAACCTGCTGCATAAAGTCCGTATAGTATCGTTTCTGAATTGATTTTTATATATAAAAGTTAGCTCATCCCTATAAGCGTTATCGGTAATGTTTATAGGTGAGGTATTATATGTTATATCTAAGATTTTAACCTGCACATTAACAAGGAAGTTTTCCGTTCTTAATTCGAAACTATTTTTTTGAAAGATAATCGGTCCCAACTTACCTATAATGTTCCACTTATCGATTTGATCCTCAGGTAAAGTACCTGTAAATCCAAATTTGTTATTTGTTCTAATTTTAGAAACTATTTTACTAAGTTCTGACCCTGATTTTACCTTATGAACCTCATCAACTATTAATATATCTACATACTTTAAGAATTGATTATCTTCAAACTGACTCTGTAGGATACCAGTATTACAGATAATTACATTAGCCGTAAAATCAGGTACTGTACTGCCTGTCCATTTAGTTAATTTAAATGTTGTACCTAGTTTGACGAATTCGTCAAACGTTTGAGTTACCAACCCTAAATCTGGCACAATAACAAGACACTTGAAGGTATCTTTGTTTTTACAACTATTGTAATAGCTCTCTATAAGTGCAGCCGTAATAAATGTCTTACCTGCACCAGTTCCTAACAAACACACACCTCGTCCCGCGTTAAACGCTTTATTTAAAACATCGCGCTGATAGTCTCTTAACTCTAAGTTGAAATTATCACTTATTGTAGTTGACTTAATATCAAGAATCTCTGACTTTAATGAATCACTAATATCAATATCAGCAACAACCTGGTTAAGTATAAGATAATTTCTCAACTCCCAGTATATACCTATATCACACGACCCTGTAGGTGTTATAATGTATTTACGACGAGGTGCAAACCTACCAAATCTACGCGCAAACACAGCTCCTTTATTTTCGACACTAAAGTGCTCGCGAACCTTAGTAAAAAACTCATAATCATCACAGGTAAAGACGAGTTTACCTGTAGTCTGCTTATAATCAAACTTAATAATCACTTAGTTTTGCTCTGATTGGTTGATTTGTATAATGTTACGTATTTCCCAGTGCATAGACGCAAATATCTTCTCAACTTTTTCGAGATACTCTATGATATAATCATATTCTTTAATCGATGTATTGATATCTTCCATCTCTTTAGATTGTTCTGCGGCTATATCTGCCGTCTGTGTTGTTATCTTTACAGGGCTTAGCTCAATTATACGTTGTGCTACTTCCTTTTTATAGTTTCTTTTATCTCTTAAGAGATTTTCTCTCTTAATCTTTGCATCAATAAGCCGAGCAACCCAGAAGTGTTTACGAGCAGGTAATCTTAGCTGTACTTCCTTAAGATTAAAGTCATTTACTACAAGATCGTGTTTAATTTCTTCAATATAACGATGTAAGATTTCCACTTTATAATATAAGTATAAAATAGATGTACTCAACAGATAAATTTGAAAAGATATTTATGCAAATACTACACGAGGATACATCGTCTGCTGCTTTAGGTGGTTCCGAAGGAGGTTTCGGCCCTCCTGATAATATAAGTTCGTCTGATTTTTATGCTCCTGGTAGTGCAATCATACCTAAAGGTAGTAAAGTTATGCAGAGACGTATACCTAAGAGAAAACGTAAATTTAAACGGTTGCAAAGTAAGCGCAAGTCAGTTAATACATCATTGTGATAAATTTAGGACACTGGACAACTTGCTTACTCTTAGAGGCTGTAGTGGTACCTTATGGATTTATTTATATTATAACAAATAAGTGTAATAACAAAAAATATATAGGTAAAAAACAGTGCACGACAGTATTAAAGCGTAAGCCACTTAAAGGTAAAAAGAATAAAAGGCACGAGATTAAGGAAACAGATTGGAAAACCTATACATCTTCTTCAGCTGAACTTAATATTGATATCAACACTCTCGGCAAGGATAAGTTTACCTTTGAAATAGTGCGGTGGTGTAACTCTAAGGCAGAAATGGCTTACTTCGAAGCTAAAATGCAATTCGATAATAATGTATTGTTTAGTGACGAATACTATAATGGTATTATAAATTGCAGATTATGCAGATTTAAGATAAAATAGGTATTGACTTAATAATGAACTTTAATATAATTGCATTAATGTGATTGAGCATAGTATACCTAACACTAATAATATATTACTATTGGACTTAGAAAAATTAATAGTAATCGCAAACACTGAGACACAGTTATATTGTGAGAGTATAGGTTTAGAATTTAATATTCGTAGTAAAGATATTAAAAGCTTATACTATAATTTTCTTATCTTACAGGTGTGTAAATATTTGGAATATAATACTACAAATAAACACATGGTATTGTTCATGAACACAGATAATGTCATTCCTAGATATATTAAGACGTTGATTAATAAATTAGATAAAATATTACCGGTATCTGTGTTGTACTACAATACAACAATTGACAATTTTAAAAAACTTCTGTCAGAACGTGATGTTAATGCTGTTGTAGTTGTTGATTCTTTAAAAAAACACGATAATCTAGATGTGTCGATACGTAAATTTAAAAAATTCCTAAAACATAATAAATTGCAGTATATATACAATAATTATTTAAACTCTGCACAGATTAAATTCTCCTTGTATACATAAATAATGATATGACAAAATTTATGCAAATGGTAGAGCAAAATCTACCAGAGTCAAGCTTGCAAGCTGATATGGACTTACTTATGGATTGCAAGTCTGTGGTTAATGAATTAAACAGTCGCAAAAAGTGTAATTTTAAAATTGAACCAATTAGAGGACCGCGTGGTAAAGGCGGTACTATAGTATTAAGACACGACGACGGTAGATCGTGTGTATTGTACCTTAAGGCTAATGAAGAGGCTGAGGATCCAGCTATGATGAAACAACCAAGTGCCTCTGCAGCTCTTGTAAGTGATATTATCGGAAAAAATCCTGAGGTACAGACGGCGGCTAAGCTGGCTGCTATTAACCTAAAACGAAAATTTGAAGAAATAGGTCGCTCCTAATATGAAAACTTTAAATTTATTTAATAAATACTTCTCTTTACTTGAACAGGACGGAGTACCTCCTGATCCGACCGAGACAGGTACTGCAGATCCAGAGCAGCCGCAAGCTGAGTCACCACAACCAACTGTAGAACCTTTAACATCAATAGCGGAACAGAGTTACATATCTCTAGCAGCCCGAGCATTTGCATATAAGCCTACTGATGAACAAATAAGCAGCGTGAATGATGCATTATTAGCGGTATAATGTAGTTAATAACTAATATGAAAACATTAAATTTAATTAATAGGTATTTTAAACTTCTCGAGCAGGATGACGCTCAAGGACAGCCTATTGATACGGGCAGCGAACCTGTAGCAGAACCGGTGGAAAAGCCAATAACATCTGTAGCAGAACAAAGTTATATAGCTCTAGTAGCTCAAGCTTTCGCCTACAAGCCACCTGATGAACAGGTTAGCCGCGTAAATCAAGCCTTAATACAAGATAAAAATTATAGCCCTAGGGCTATTAAACAATTAATTGAAGGTTACTTACCAGATCGATCTGAAAGTATACAAGATTTATTATCTCGTCATTCTAATCCTAGAGTAATTAGAGATATGGTAGAGAGCTATCTACCTGATAGTAGTGAAAGTATTGATAGTTTACTTGCAAGTACAGATGAATATTAAATTACAACAAGCTTATAGTAAGGTAATACCGACGATTGTACCAAAACCCAGACACTTAACAGTCTTTCGGGAAGATACCATCTATAAGAGTAAATCTCAGCTTTCGAAAGCAATAAAAGACACCGAAGATACCTTTAAAACTAGTGTTAAGGGTGACTCTATACGAGTTACACCGAGTGATAAAAATAGTACATCCTCAAGAGAAGATCTAGTTAAAAAGTTTGAAGATACCTTACGGGATATTAATCTTGTAATTAA